AATATGTTCTATTATTTATTGAGGTTGATATACCAGTAAAGGTGGAATTGATTGACAAACTAACACTACCCCCAAGAACTGTTAAACTTCCACCAGTTGATGGGGAACTAGTAAATTCTGTTAAATCAAATCCATATGGTGGAGTTGATTGTGCAGTACCAACAGTATTAAATCCTGCAAGAGTCCTGTCTTGCCAATATTTTAAAACACCAGTGTTTTGATCATAACTAACTACTCTTCCAACAGCAGTTACACCTGTACTCACAGTCTGTGTAACAAATGAATCTGCAGTAAAAGATGCCGAACTGTAACCTATTCCTGTCAATCTAATTGCAGAAACAGCACTTGCCTTATCAAGACTTAATAATTGAGAGGATGCATAAGTTAATGGATTTCTTACAATTCCAACTCTAGCTATTTGATTTCCGGTAATAAAATCTGGATTTTCTACATCATTCTCTATTCGGGAATAGAGAAGAACATTATATGCACCAAGTTCTCTATAAATGTCTTTTCCATGACCTCCTTGAGGCGGAATAATTACATCAAAAGTTGGTCTTGTTGTTCCAGTGGGAGCATTTCCAGAAACTAAATCAACATTACCATAAGTGTATCCAGATCCTTGATTTGAAATTGTAATAGAATCTACTTGCTGATCATTATTGATAACTATAGTACATTCCGCACCTGTTCCATCACCTTTAATTGGTACTCTTGTATATGTCCTATTCGCTGTTCCTACACCAACCCCTCTGTCAGTAATTGTAATAATTTTGATTGATCCATCAACTGCATTATCTCTGACTGCAGTATTTTCTGTACTAGTGTCCCAATTAGAGGGAACTGGCATAAAATCTGTAGACTCAAACTTTACAATATCACTTGGTTTAATAGTGTACAAATATTTCCAAATATAACCATCACCACTAGATCCTGCTGATCTTGGTTCTAAATCAGTAAATGTTGGTTCATCTAAAGAAGGTTTTCCATTTGGAGTTTCTGGAAATGTACCATTCTGAAGACAAATATAAACTCTATAGTCACTATTTAAAACATAATATAATGAAGAATATAAATTTGTTGATCCGGAAACCTTTGCTGTATTTGACCTGCTATAATCGTGACGGTACATATCATATGTTGTACCCGAAGACCAAATTCTTTTTTGTACAACTTGTCGTACATCACTAGAATTGATTTTCTTTAGAGCAATCATTGTGTCCCAATAATTACTCTCCTCATCAAAATTGTCTTTTGGTGAGGGAGGGGTGGTGTCCCAATCAGATTGAATATCGGTTGCATTCGGCAATCCAATAAAGGAATAATAAGAATTGTCGGAAGTAGTAACTCCTGCCACAAAATTCTTAGCATTCAATATTCTAATTTGATCAGTTATAATTGCTGCCATTTTATGAAGTTTTTATCTATTTATCACAAATAATTTAGGTACTTCAAAGAATTAGTTCTTTTCAAAATTGTTCCTGTGCTGAGACCTGTAAATCCATTCAACGTATAAGCATTGTAGGAATTTTGTTTAGATCTAGATCCTAAGACAATTCTACCCCAACTAAATTCTCCATAAAAATTACTATATCCAATTCCAGATAGTCCATTATAATTTGAAACGCTTACAGTTACTTTTGCAACATAAGTGACTCCAAAACCAATTGCCGAAGTTTGTGCTATTGAAACATCTGCTACTTGATACACATTATCTAAGAACGTGGATCCTATTCCAACTGTAGATCTAGAAGAATTGAGTGAGGTAACTCCCCTACCAACATTAGAATTATAAACTGTAAAATAATACCCAGTTTGAATCCCACTAATTGTTGTTAGACCAGTTATTGAAGAATTTCTAAGGAAAGAATTTTTTGGAATAACAAAGTCAAATACGATTCCAGTCGAGGCTACTCCAACAGAAGTTGTTGCTATACCAGTAATGATACCAAAATCGCCCTCATATGAAGTAACAGTGTTATCTTCAAATGTAAAGGATGGAAATTCAATCAAAACAAGGGGTGGATCAATATAAGTATAACCTGTTCCTGGAGAAGTTATAATTATTGAAGTAACAATTCCAGAAGTAATTGATGCTGATACTGATGCTCGTTGAGTAGTTCCAAGACCAACAGGATTTTCAATAGTTACAGAAGGGGTGGTTGTATATCCAACTCCACCATCAGAAATGACCAATGAAGATATTGTTCCTGCAATAGACACAATTGCTGTCGCTGCAGCCGCTACCTTAGAATCCTGAGATAATAACCTGATGTCTTTTTGGAATGATAAAGAAACATTACTTTCATTTATTGGGTTGAAGAATGGCCTAATATTATCGACATAAGCAATAGTAGAACCAATTCCAACAGATTGAATGAGATATGATGACGGATAAATTTGAGATTCATAAAGAATACGATCTTTTCCAACTCCTTTTTCATCAACAATTTTATCCTCAGTTTGTCTACACCACATCGTTGTTCTTAAAAGAGTTTCGTCATCACTATTTCCTGGTCCAAAATATGGGTTTGTACTTAATAAGTCAGTTGAATTAATACTTGTAACAGTTCTTGGATCTTCTTGTAATGTTGAACTTTGTCCGATTGATGAATCATATCCAATAACTAGTTCATCCCCAATTTTTACAGTTTCTAAAATATTTCTTTCAACAACATCAATAGAACCACTTCCCTTATAGAAAATAATTTTTGAAGTATCACCAACTTTTGGAGGTTCGGCAAATGTTATTGAACTTCCTCCCGGAAAGATATATCCTCTTCCTGGTTCTTGAAGTATATCATTGATAAAGACAAGAAGAGAATCCTGTACATTAATATTAGATCCTCTTGAAGAACGTATTGAAATTAAACTTCCAAGATATGTAATTGGGAAAACAATTCTTTCTCCGTCAAATAAACTATCAAGACTATCTAATGACTGTAATTCGCCAAGAGACCATCCAGTGAATTCATCCGTAAATGTATTTTGAATACTAATTTGAAATTCTCTAAAACTTGTGCTGGAAGTTGTTGGAATGCCAGCAAGACCTGTGATTGGAATAGTTAAAATTTCTCCGGAAATATAACCATATCCAGTATTTTTTAATTCAAAATCAATAATACTTGATCCTTGACCAACAACTATATCAATTGTTGCCTGAGTTCCTACTCCTGATGATGAAGAAGAACTATAAATTAATGGAATATCCGAATATGAAAGTGGATCATCAATGAACACATATGGTGGATTAGTTGCTGTATATCCAACTCCAGGATTGGTTATTGCAATGCTAACAATACGACCATTAGATACGGAAGCAGTTCCAATGAATTGAATATTGGGTACTCCTGTTGAAGAAGTTCCTACGCCCACTCTGACAGTCTGTACGCCCACTCTATATCCAGAACCACTATTTCCAATACTAATGGATGATATGGTGCCCGCTGCCGATACTATGGCAGTTCCTCCAGCAGAAACAAGTGGTTGATATCCAAATCCTTCAGATGAACCAACTGATACAATAATTCCACCAATTGGAAGATTTGAAGTATTAACATCATATGCAACTGAAATTCCAGTTCCAACAAAACTGATTGACGTTATTCCAGCATTTTCTGATAAGGTGTATCCGGCAGATAAACCAGGTGCCTGGAAAATATCATTTACTAAAATAATGGCGTTTTCACTAGAAATTCCAGTTAAGTTGGACTTATTTGATTTTAGTGTAAAATCTTTTTTGTTGCCATTAAAATTGGAAGAAATATCATCAAAAATATAATTTTTATAATATGTCTCATTGGTTGTATTTGGTGTCCCCGATCTCAAGAAACTTCTGCCTTGGAAACTTGAAGATGTTGATATTCCAGTCCAATCTTGTTCATCTGGATCATCTGTAGCTATTGGAATATTTCCATATGGTGCATCAGCAAAATTGAGATTATTATCGACAATATTATAATTTCCTGATACCTTAGTAACTAAAGTTCCAGTAGAGTATCCGGCGATACTAGTTCCTAACCAAGGTCTACTAACCCCTATGGCATTAGTACTACCAATACCAACACTATTAATTCTCATAATTTCACTTCCAACTTTAATCAAATCTCCACCAAAGAATGAAGATATTCCAGTAAAATATATTGTATCATCTGTGGTATAAGCATTAGTTGATAAAATAGTAGTTACAGCCGATGCAACAACAGGTGATTGAATAAGATTATCAATTGCAACTATAACTTTTGCATTTTGATTTTTTGAAGTAAATGAGTGTGTAGTACCTATACCAACACTTGTAAAATCTAAGGTTGCTGGAACTAATTTCAGAGCATCCTCAGCACTTCTTGCTAGTTTAATACTATTATTGCTTAATTTTACTGCATAGACACTTGCTGGCAACTTGTCGGTTGAACCAACACTTACAAAAGTTGTAGTTCCAATACCAATTGATGTTGTACTTCCAGATCCTGTATTAGTATAGACCAATTCTTCTCCAGTAACAAAGAAATGATTTGGTAAAGATATTGTATTTGCAGAAATATTAACTATTGAAGAATTACTTCCATCAAAAGATCTCTGGAATATTTTATAACCTTCGTGAGTTAAGTCAAAGGATTTTTTAACATCTCTTTCAGTTCCATAATATACTCCATCATTAGTTTCTAAACTGGCATTATTGAAACTAACAGTATCCTTCTCATCATCTTGATATCTTACAGCATTAAAAAATATTTTGACTGCTACATTGATATTTGCTAGTGGTGTAAATGTCAATTTGGTTGATGATGTTGTTGCAGTTCCTACAGTTCCAAGTCCAGCATAAGTTTGAATATTTGAGTATTCTGTAATATAAGTTTCTGTTCCATCATCCAATACTACAAGTTCAGACAATTGATGCCTATTATTGGTTGTATCGGAAACTTGAAGAACTGCATAGGCACAATCATATTCTTCAGGATACTCTGCAATTACTGTTGCTACTGGAGACGTTGATGACGCAATTGATGTTGAAGTTGCTTGTAAACGAGCGTGTTTCATATCAAAAGTGCCAATACCCGATGAAAGTGTATTTGCAATAGCAACTTGAATTGTATTGATTGTTGCTGCTACGCCAACATTTGGAGTAAAATCAATTTTTAGTTGAGATCCAGAAAAATATGGATAATATGTACCCAAACCAGAACTTGAATATATGTCTTGCGATATAGTTGTTAATTGTCCATAGTCTATAAACTCAATGGTTGTTCCATTATGCAAAATATTTAATTCGTCAAATTGATAATCTCCATTCGAACCAGTAATTTCAACTAAGACTTTTGCCGATGTGCATGTACTTGCAATTCCAACAATTGTAGTTGCTCCAGAAGAAACAGTAACACTACTTGTTTTTAAATCAACAATACCACCAAAACTGGACGTACCGACACCAGAAAGACTATCTCTCAAATTGTATGATAATGTGGATATGTCATAATCATTTACGGAATATTTTGTTGGATAGAATAATATGACACCTTCTGTGCCTTCAA